CTGCAGCAGTTGATACATTGTTTATAGCATTACTATCAATATTTTTTTCTTTCTTACAAATATCCATTACATATTGTGTAACTTTTTTGTAATTAACTTTATTTCCCTCTGAAATTAAATCATGTTTGATAACCGCAATTTTCATAGAATCAAATAATTGTAAAACATCTTGGCTTAGTTCTTTAAATTTTTCTTTAACCGAATTAATAAATTTACCTAAAACAGCGGAATTAATTACTTGACCTATCTTTTTGATAAACTCACTTACTTTACTCTTAATTTCCGAATATTTATCTTTCAACCAGCCTTTTACTTGATTCCATCTTTCACCTTCCATTAATAAAATTATAGTACCATTCATAATTACATCTTCAAAAATATCAACAAACTCAGTTTGCATAAATTCATCAAATGAATTCTTTTCATCCATTAACATTTCTGATATTAAAGGCATATTTGTATCTAATACGTCACTAAATTGCTGATTATAAGTTTTAATATTTTTAATATTTTTCATGTATTACTGACTTATTTTTATTTTATGCTTTCGTGCCATTTTTTAATAGCATTCCAATAAATTTTTCTATATGGCTCACTATCTATAATATGTGGATGATCTAATTTGAGTTTTCTAATTAATCGGGCTTTTACATCAGGATCTTCAATTGAAACAATCTCATCTAATACTTCTTCAAGTTTTTCTGGTGTTAATTCATCACTAATTGAAACAAGACTGTAATCTATTGGATGTATAGTATCAGCAGCATCATTTAGATTAGGCTTAGGATTTTCATCGGGTTCTAAATCAGAGTATCCGACCTCGTATGATCTATGATCAAACTCTGACTTATTTTTTCTTTTAAATCTATCTAAAAAACCTTCACCTACAAACTCACCAAAATTATTAATTTTTTTCATTTCTTATTGTTTTTTTCTTGACCAAATTTGGAATTTGCTTTCCGTATCAGGTTTTAGATATTTTTCGTCTATCATATTATACATAATCTTAAATATTCGTTTAAGTTCTTTTCTTTGATTGCCTCTTTTCTTTGTTGCATCAGTTGAATAAATATCATTTAAATCAAAAGATTTAACAATTTTAGCAAAAATTTCACTATCTTCTATTGGCTTATTATGTTTAAAATATAAGCCCTGAATTTCTTTCAATTGAACTGCACCATTTACAAGTTCATCAAATTGAGTTGAACGCCAAATTTCATAAATTTTTCTCATAGTCTCATCTTTAAATTTAGCACCTAAATCCTTCTTTTCACCATAAAGACCAATGAAATTAACTACAATGTAATTTAATATTTCTCTTTCAGTTTTTTCGTTGTTCGCTTCTTCTTCAGAACGAACATCTTCAATATTCATCAGTTTTTTATTAGCCTCATCTGGTGCAAATGTTTTATTGAAATCTTCTTCTTCATTCCAAGGCATTGTTAATCCCCACTTAACTCCGGAAATATCATTAATTAATTTATTCTTGAAAATATCAAGGAAACTAACACCTTCATAACCTTTAACATTACATTTACCAAATATATTTGAAATTGAACCAATTCCCCAGTGTCCACCAGCAACTGTTCTCTCATCTTGATAACCTAAAAATTTCTCAAAGTTTTTAACCAATTCTTCACAATATTTTCCTAAATTATCTATTGGTGTACCATCTTTTGTCTTAGGCAAATCTTCTTTATTCATATCTTTAATTTTAGTGCTAATATCAGCAACTTGTAAAGTGTTACCATATTGTAACAAAACAAAATTTAACTTTGGATCATCAGGTACAATACCATCTTCTAAATCTTTATTGTAAATTGCTTTTGCTCTTAATGCATTTGCCCAAGTACCTGATGGAACATACATTAAATTACCAATGAGTTGATAAACACCTGGTTTTAATTGCCATTTTTGATTTTCTGGTGTATCGGCAATAGGATTTCCATCTTTATCAGTATCTTTAAAAGGTAAATTTCTTGCAAAATCATTCCAAAAATCTTGTTGACTCATATATCTAATCTTTTTACCATCCTCATCAAAACCTTGTTCAGTCTTACCAGTACCTCTTGTTCTTTGCTGCATTGTTGCTAATCTAACTCTTGCATCTTCAACAAATCCTGGCTCATCACCTGTTCTAAAATCAGGATTATTTTTTGGGTAAAAAATCTTAAATAATCTATAAATATTGAAAATTGATGGATATTCACAAGAATTAACAACTTCTATAAAAGTTTTATGATCAGAACGTTTTAACAATTGATTCATTGCTGCTGCAAATGTTAATTTTGATTTTGAACTTTTAGTCATTTGTTTCAAGTCAAAAGTTAATATACCTTTAATATCAATTTCATAATCAGTATATTTCGCTGAATCAATCATATCAATCCAATCTTTAGTATCTTTTGAGAATGGCATACCTAACTGTTGTGCTATACCTTCTGCTGCTGAACCCGTAGGAGTTTTTATTGAATGTGCCTTTTGAGTCATTTTCACCTCCTCTGAAAATTTACCATGGTGGTCTATATACACATCAACACCAGGTATATCTTCAGCAAAGTCAAGTGCTATAGTAATTAACCTTGAATCAATCTTAAATGCTGTCCAACCTTCTTGATAATTAATGATTCCATATTTTTTAATATTAAATCCATGTTTCTTCAGATAATTTTTCATTAGTATAGCTGAAGTTATTCCATCAAGATCATCGTGAAATATTAGACAAACATCTTTACCTGATTTTCCTTTCTTTAACCAATAATTAACATCATTTGGTAATCGTGGTGCAGACTCTAATATTAGATAATCTCCGTAGTTTTTAATTTTTGACATTATAATAATAATTTATTTTTGGTGTTTCATATAAACTTCCTTTTGAGGAATTATTTCCTCTCTTTGTTATATTGATAATTGTAACTTCAATAAAATCACTTAAAATCATCTGATTAATTTTCTTTTTTCTTTGCAAGCAACTTTGTTATATCATCAACAAACCTACTACTAAATTGTGGTTTCATATTTTCAACAATAGTAAAGTTTTGATTACCTTTAACTTTAATACCTTCAATAATTTTTTTAGAATTAGCATTACTAGAATAAAATTTTAAAAGACTGTTAACAAATTCATTAATATTTAATTTTAAATTCTCGTTGTACTTAACAATATGTAACTCATTATCTTTTTTTCTGATATAATAATCAGTATCAGAATATTTAGTTTTTATAGTTTCTAAAATATCTTTTAGAACGCCACTATTAAATTTTATAATATTTTCTTCTAATATTTCAATATTTAAATTGTCCATATTTTTAGGTGCTAATAAAACTTCTTCCTTAATTGAATTGGTATCATTTGCCACCTCAATTTTTATTTCTACATTGGATTTGATTTCTGGTTGACTAGTGACATTAGAATGATCAAAATCTGAGTATTTCTTTATAGACATGTTATTATTTATTTTTTATTATATATTAATAATAAAAAGTCAATTTTTAAAAATAAAAAATGATGTAATATTTCTACTACATCATTCTTTGGTAATTCAGGGATAATTTTTTATTATATTTCCTGTGCTGGAATTTGTGCTGCTGCATTTTGAGCCTGTCCTTGAACCTGAACTTGAGGTTTTTGAGCGGCTGAATTTTGAACTGGTTGAACTGGCTGAGCCTGAACTTGTGATTGAGCCTGAACTTGTCCTTGTCCTTCTTCTTCCTCTTCTGGTTCTGGTTGTGACTGAACTTGTCCTTGTGCCTGTGCTTGTACAGGTGATTTATCTGAACCTGTTACAATTTCAACTGGAAGATTTTCAATATTCAAATAATTTTCATTTGCCCATTGTACTAATCTTTCTGCTAATCTTTTTTCACCCATATCAGCGCGAAGGTCTTTTCCTGTGCTTTCTTTAACTTTCTTAATAAATGAAGAAACTAAAGATTTTGGCAAATCAACATCAACACTTACTCTGTAAAAATCGTCAATTGCATCAACCATTTCGTTAATTGGTGCTTGATTGGTTATAGGAGATTTCTTACCTTTGAAATCATTTAAACTAAGAATATTCTTTATCATTTTTTTAATATTATTTTTTCTTTTTTATGTATATATTAAATTTTATTTTCCTTTTTTCTACTTTTAGGAAAATTAATCAGAATTATATATTAAATAAAAAAACTCGTTTTTTTATTCAAACCATTTTTATATCTTTGCTATATAAATTAAAAACATAAAATTATGATAAGTAAAATTGATAAAATTACAAATTGGTTAAAAAATTATGCAAACGGTATTGGTTATAAAGGATTTATAATCGGACTAAGTGGTGGAATTGATTCGGCTGTAGCCGCTTCACTTGCCATACGTGCAGTTGGTAAAGAGAATGTACACGGTATCATTCTTCCTTGTACATATACAAATGAAAGATTTCGTACAGAAGATATTGAAGATGCAAAATTACTTGCCAAATCTTTCGGTATTGATTACGAAATACTACAATTAGATGTTCCAGCAACAAGTATCTTTGATGATATCAAAAGCATTTCTGTAATGGAAAGTAATTTAGTTTTATCAAACATTAAGGCAAGGCTTCGTATGACAACACTTCGTGCATATGCTGAAGCAAGGCATTGCTTAGTACTTGGTACTACAAATAAAACTGAAGAATATCTTGGTTATTACACAAAGGCAGGTGATGGGGGAGCAGGTGTTGATGTTGAACCAATTGCAGATTTATTTAAATATGAAGTTTTTCAAATGGCAAGAGATTTGAAAAATATTCCAGACAAAATTATAAATAGACAGCCATCTGCTGGATTATTTGATAATCAGACTGATGAAAGTGAAATTGGTATCACTTATGCTGAAATTGATCGTTATCTTGAATTTCGTGAAAATGTCACAAACTCTTATGGAGTTGATAAATATAAAGATGCATCAGATATAGTTATTTGCGCAAGTAAATTCAGAGACGTTGAGTTTGAAACACATTTAATTGAAAAAATTGAGAACATGATTGTAAAAAATGATCATAAAAGAAAAAATCCACCTACAATAGAATTGTAAAAATATATTTTATAAAAAACAAAAAAGCCTCTACATAGAGGCTTTTTTTATT